CATGGGTCGAGTTCGACCCGAGCATCTTGCTACGGCCGGACTTGAAGACCGAAGCGGAAGTCTGGCTAAGCCTGCTAGCCGCCAACGTCGTCACGTCCGACGAAGTGCGCGCCGCCGTGCTCGACCTTCCGCCCTTGACCGAAGGCGAAGCGCTGGCGCTGATTGACGAACCACCGGGCGCGAAGACGAACCCGCAACCGCCCAACGTAAGCCCACTAGCACTAGCGGAGGTTCGGCCATGAGTGACGACCAAGTCCTACTGCGCACGTTCCCGCTTCGGCTTGAGCGGTCTGGCGACGGCCGCACGCTGGAAGGGTGTTGCGTGCCCTACGGCGAAGCGGCCAAGGTCACTGACGACGGCGTCACGACCTACTACGAAGTGTTCGAACCGGGCGCGTTTTCGCGCAACGTGAAGGCGGCGTCGCGGGTCGAACTGCGCTACGAACACGGAAACGGGATGCTGGACATTGTCGGGCGCGCCAACTCGCTAAGCGAAGAAGCGTCCGGCCTGTACGGATCGTTTCGCGTCTTCGACGGGATGGTCGGCGACCACGCGCTACGCCTAGTCGAAGAAGGCGTCTTGCCGGGTCTGTCGGTGGGCTTCCTGAATAAGCGCCGCGGCGGTGAGAAGCGGACGGCCGAAGGAACCGTCGTGCGCGACCTATGCCACCTGTCGGAAGTGTCGCTAACGCGGACGCCCGCCTACGACCGCGCCGTCGTCACCGCCGTTCGCTCGGCGCTGGCGATGCGAACCGAGCTAGCGCTACCGCCGGTCGAAGACGAACAGATCGAGCGGTTGCGCGCCATCGGCATCGAAATCTAGTGCCGGTTCGGAAGGTGAAGGGCGGCTACCGCTACGGGCGTACCGGCAAGGTCTACCGCTCGCGGGCGAAGGCGGCGAAGCAAGGCCGCGCGATCAAGGCGGCGCAGGCGCGCCGGTGAAGGGTGTCTACTCGCCATTGCGGACACCGACACCCGGCGGCCGACACTGTTACCGGCCGTCGCGCTGGCGGCGCTACCCACGCCCGCGGGTGCGCGGCTTGTCGGGCACGACAACGCGCGCTAGCATCGCGCCTAGAACGCCACCCCGCGAAGTGCGGCTTACCCCTTGAGCGGACACCGCCGGTAGCACTCGGCCACCCCCGCGCCCGTAAGCCCGAGCAGCGGCACCGCGTCGCATCCGAGACGAACCGGAGGTAGACGCACCATGAGCAATGCCGTCTTGCAGCGCTTGGTTTCCGAGCGCACCGCGACGAACGAGAACATTGACCGCATCCTTGGCCATGCGGAGGATGAGGAACGCGACCCGTCCGAGTCTGAGCGCGAACTGATTACGCGCCAGCGGGCACGGCTGGAAGAACTCGAACCACAGATCGGCGAACTTCTCGACCTAGAGGAAGCGCGGTCTTCGGCGCGCGATGCGCGTGCCCACTTGACCCGTCCGGCACCGGCGGCCGACGGCGGCACGCCCGCGCCCGAGCAGGCACGCGCCGGTGACGGTGGCGACCAGCCCATCTACCGGTCATTCGCGCAGTACGCCCGCGACGAACTCATCGTCCGGTTCGACAAGATCGCAAACCGCGCCGGTCCCGGTGCGCGTGAGCAGGCGAACGAACGGCTTACCCGCGCCGTCGCCAACACGCTCACGGCCGACATTCCCGGCCTTCTGCCCAAGCAGCACTTGGCGCAGATCATCGACGTAATCAACAAGTCGCGGCCGATTGTCTCGGCGTCACGCACCATCGGCTTGAACGCCGGGAAGGTCACCTACCCGAAGATCACGCAGCGGCCAATCGTCGGCGAACAGACCGCCGAGAAGACCGAACTGCCGTCGCAAAAGATGATCGTCCAGATGATCGAAGCCACCGCCAAGGTCTACGGCGGCAGCGGCGATCTTTCCTGGCAGGACATTGCGTGGTCGAACCCGGACGCGCTCGCGCTCTGGTTTGACCTCGCGGCCGAGGCTTACGCGGCCGAGACTGAGAAGGCGGCGGCGGCCGAGCTAAACGGCGCGACCGGCACGTCGGTCACGGTGTCCGACTCCACGCTAGCCGCGTGGATGGCGGCACTGACCGAGGCAGCGGCGGCCATCTACAAGGTGTCGCGGCGGCGGCCGGATACCATCGTCGCCGATATCGTCAGTGGCTACGCGTTCCTGGCGCTTGTCGGCAATGAGCAGCCCGTCTTTTTGAACGCGGGCGGCGGGAACCTCTCGACCGGCACCGGCAACATCGCGGGAATGTCGCTAGTCATTTCCCCGGCGCTGGCGGACGCCACCGTGTTCGTCGGCGATATGACGGCGTTCCTGTCGGCCGAGACACCGGGCGCGCCGGTCGAACTGCGCGCGGTCGAACCGTCCATCGCGGGCTTCGAAGTCGGCGTCGTCGGTGCGTTCCTGGCGGAACTCATGGACCCGTCTGCCTTCGTCAAGGTCACGCCGCCCGCGCCGGTCGCTAGCTCGGGTCGAAGCGGTGGCCGCGGAAGGTCAAGCGAGTAAGTGGCCTACGCCACCGTTGACGAACTCGCCGCGGCGCTTCGCGTCCGGGTAACACCGGAGAACACCGCGACGCTGCAGGCGTGCCTCGACGCGGCAGCGGTGGAAATCGACCACGACATAGACGCCGCGCCGCCCAATGGCGCGGCAGCATTGCACGACGCCGTCGCGGTCATCGTGGCGGCGTCGTGGCTCTATTCGAACATCGGCACGGCCGCCGATCCTGGCGCGGGCATCTTCCGCACCAACAAGACGAACCCGCCCGCCATTACCGCCGTCTACGTGTCGGCCACCGACCACGACGGCCAAGACCGAAGCGGCATCGTCACGTTGAAGGCGGGCGGGCTTCTGTTCGTGTCGGGCAACGGCAAGCAAGGCATCTTCACCATGACGGCCGCGCCCACCGATAACGGCGGGTGGTTCACCATCCCGGCCGACTACACCGGTGGGACCCTGTCGCTTACCGACGGCGCGGTCTACGAACTAGGCGCGACGACGCCGGAACCGCCGCCACCGGAACCGACGCCGAACGTCGCCGGTAACCCACTGGCCAACCGCGTCAACATCTTGCGCGGCGTCGAGTGGTGGAAGGCAAACGACGCCGCCTTCGGCGTTATCGGCTTCGACCAGACCGGACCGTTGCAAGCGCCACGCGACGGCTTCAACCGGCACCGCTACACGCTCACGCCCTTGAAGGAAGGGTGGGGCATCGCGTGAGCGTGGCCGTTGGCACCGGGGCGATGCCGCTTACCGAAGTCCGCGAACGCGCGGCGGCGGCACTAGCGCCAGCCACCGACGATGACCCGGACGTGTTCGTAGACATTGTCGATGCCCTACACCCGCCCGCGCTTCTACTGCTATGGGCGGACCCGTGGCTAGACGCCAAGACCGTCGGCGGCATGGGGGGCGGCCGTGGGCTATGGGATTCGTGGCTGGAAATCTTGTGCGTGGCCAGCCGCATCGAACCCGGACCGGGCATGACGAAGCTAGAAGAACTGGTCGCTTACACGCTCGGCCGCCTGCAAGACGACGCCCACACATGGCCGCCCGAAACGTTCTACGCACCACGCCGCTTCGACATAGGCGGCATCACCTACTTAGGCGCGCGGATGGTCTTCCGGGTGCCGGTGACCATCTAAGGAGGGAAGCACATGGCAACGCCCGCAACGGAACCGCAACCGCTCATTCTGACCAATGCTTCGATCAAGATTGGCAGCGGTCCGCTAGCCGCCGACTTGACGGAACTGGCGTGCGTGGCCAACCACGTCGAGCTATCGCCAGACGTGAACACGACCACGCTCGACACGATGTGCGGTTCAAAGGACTACCCCGGCACGGTCAAGTGGTCGCTAGTGGCGACGCTTTACCAGTCGTTCGACCCGGACGCCACCGAAGACGTGCTTAGCGCCGCTGTAGAAGGCGGCGTGCCGGTGCCCTACGAAGTGATGGGCTACCGCGACCAGCCCGTAAGCGCCACCAATCCGGTCTGGTCGGGCATGGTCATTCCGCAGCCCTACTCGCCGATCAACGGCGACGCGGGCGACGCGTCGGAAGTGGACTTGGAATGGTCGTGCGACGGACCGCCGACCAAGTCCATTACGCCGGGTGCCCTTAGCGCCGCGGAGAAGGCGGCCGATAAGGAAGCGAAAGACGCGGCGCGGGCGTAGTGGCCGACGGCATCACTGTCGAAGTCCGCGGCATGGCCGAGCTAGCCGAAGGCAGCCGCGAACTAGCCAGCCGCATCACTGACGGCGCGGGCAAGGCGTTCCTTGGCGTCGCCGATCAAGCCGCCAGCGTTGTCCGTGGCCGTGTGCACACGGACACCGGCGCGACGGCTTCGTCGGTAACTGCCCGCGCCAGCGGTGGCGGTGCGCTTGTGTCGATGGGCGACGGCGTGCCCTACGCCGTCTACGAAGAATACGGCGGCCGTGGCTGGCCGCACTCACCCACCGGAAACTTCCTGTACCCGGCCGCTTACGAAGACGCCCAACCGCTGCTAGTCGCGGCGGCTACGCGCGACGTTGAACGGCAGATAGGGGGAATGCAATGGCCAGCACCATGACCGAGACAGACGGCGCGCCCGTCGAGTCGTTCACGGCGGCACCCGACACCGTCACCCTGTACGCCGAAGACCTCACAAGCCCGCGCTTCACGCCGCGCGAGCTAGCGGCCGTCCGCCAGCACACCGGCAAGTCGTTTTCGCAAGTGCTTACCGACGAAGCCAGCGACGACAAGTTCACGGTGCTGGCGTGGCTCAAGCTTCGGCGGCAGGGCTTGGCCGTCGAGTGGGACCAGATGGCCGACGTGGTCATCGGCATTCGCGCGGAAGAAGCGACCGGCCTGGACCCTACGAACGGGTCGCTGCCGACAATCTCGCCGCCTTCTGCCGATATTGGGGAATGACGCCGCGCGACGTAGACGCGCTGAGCGATGTGGAACTGCGCGCCTTCTGGCGCTTCGCCGAGCAAGACGTAAAGCGACAGGAACGGGAAGCGCGCCGCGCGGCGCGACGGCACTAAGACGTGGCTAACCCGAGCGTCATCGTTGAGTACATCGCCGAAACCGGCAAGCTTGTCGCGGGCATGGACGCCGTTGCGAAAAGCGGCGACCAAGCGGGCAAGGCCGTCGGCGGTGTCGATTGGGGCAGGATTGCCAAGTGGGGGGCGGCCACCGTCGCCGTCGGCGCGGGCGTCGCGTTCCTGAAAGG